CAACCCATCCCAAGCAGTTAAAAACAACCTAAAAACACTAGCTGACAACCTTGAGAAAATACGCACATTCTTAGGTCATCCATTACGAATCAGCTCTGCCTTTCGTTGCATGGAGCTTAATCGCAAGATAGGCGGTTCTGTAAACTCTGCTCACATGGACGGTCTAGCTGCTGATTTTACTTGCGCTGGGTTTGGCAAGCCTATTGATGTAGTAAAAGCTTTACACAAGTCTGGCATTAAAGTAGACCAAGTGATTGAAGAAGGCGCATGGGTTCATGTATCGTTTGACCCTAAAATGCGTCAGCAATTCTTAACAGCAACCTTTATGAACGGCAAACCATCTTACAAACCTTTTAAGGAGTAATTATGAAAGCATTTTTATTAGCTCGTGGCAAAGAATCATCTACATGGAGGGGTCTAGTAGCCCTTTTAACAGCCGTAGGCTTGACTTTATCACCAGAGCAAGGTGAAGCTATTGTCGCACTCGGTTTAAGCGTTATAGGCGCTTTAGGCGTGTTTACAGCAGACAAATGAAATACCTGTTAGCAATCATAGATAGGCTGCTTGCTCTATACCAAGAGTGGGCAGCTAAAAAGGAGCAGAAAGATGTGCAACAAGAGAGTGAGCAAATTGAGGCAGCTCCTGCTGATTGGTTTGAGCAGCACTTTGATAGCTTGCACGACTACCATGCCAAAGCCGTATCCCCTCAAACCGACCCTCAACATCCAAAAGGTTGATGGTGGCATGTGTTTAAGTAAAGAAGACACAGCAAAGCTTGGTAAATATATACTTGAATTGGAAAGACGCTAATTAGTGCTTTTCACTAGATTGCATTAATAGTCCTACCGATGTGTAAAAAACCTAATTCTGATACTATAAGATACGCTCAATAAAGAGCTAACTAATTAGGAGATTTACCATGGCTTGGACTACACCAGCAGTTACTCAAATGCGTTTTGGCTTTGAAGTTACAATGTATGTAATGAACAAATAATATAAGATAGTCGCGACTTTTATTCAAAGTTATGCAATAAAGTCAAAAAAAGTAATATATAGGCGGTTAAGCCGACATTAGAGGATGTAGTAAGTAACGAGTTTTTCGGCTTTCTGCGTTACATGAAACAACTACCAAATCTACGCCTTACTTGTTTTATAAGCAATAAACGCTCCGCAAATCATTCCCAACCCAAATGCTGTTGAATAGCACAGCACATAACTAACCATGATTTGCATAAATTCCAAAATGTATTTCCCTCATTTTATTTGCAAAACATATAGCATCATTTAATTCTTTAAAATATTTGTTTACTATACATTTTTTATTTTTTGTCATAACAACTCTCCACAAATTAGTTTTTAAATGTAAAGATATGTTTTTGTGTTTTGATTTATTGTTTTTACTTAATTTTGTATTAGCGCTGTTTTGATTTCTTGAAACTTCCCTTAAATTGCATATTCTATTATCAGACCTATTATTATTAATGTGGTCTATTTCTTTATTTGGCATACAACCATAAACATAAAGCCAAGCTAAACGGTGTAAATAATATTTTTTATTATTAATAGAAGTTTGAAAATATCCATTTATTCCAACAGAATTTAATTTTTTGCCTTTAAATCTAAAAAAAATTCCAGTATTTTGGTCATAATAAAATATTGATTTTAATTCGTCTTGTGTAAGCATGATGTGTCCTAACTAACATTGATTGGGTAATGTAGGCTTGTCAATGAGTTAGCATTAACAATTTACTCGCTCCCCAGCGACCTACAGTTATATTAGACACTAATTTTGCAAAAAGTTCAATCATGGTATACCGTCCGTAAGATTAATTCACAATAGTGGATAGCTTTTCTTACATCGTCAGCACCGTTCTTAGCATGATGCCTAGAGATATACTTAATCACATTGCCCTCAAGAAAAGTTAGGTTGTTAGCCACTATAAACTCTACTGGCTGTATGGCCATACTAGCGTAGTGATTGCCACCTACCTGTTTCATTAAAGCGTCTACTTGCTCCATAGACTCTTCCAATGCTTGCTCCGACATACCATCACTCATAGTGTTCTCCTGTAGGGCCATTAGCACCCACTATGTCCATGCGTTTCTCGTCCTCTTCAGTCCACCAGGCTGGGTCTTTTTTTAATGCCTCTGTTAGCACAGCAATAAAGCCTCGCTCAATCAGCCATCGTTTAGCATCGTCATCCATGTCTATTTCACAAATAGCACTGCCATCATCATTTTCTTTTACATGCTTCACATTAATCATCATTTGTTTCTAGCCTCCCTAGCATCTCGTTCAGCTTCCCCTTGAAACCGCAGGTAGATATTCTCAACTAACTGGCCTAAATTACTGTTTGTCGTGTTAGGCACACTTAAGACTATTCTACGCACGGTTTCTCCAAAACTTTCTGCATTCCTCTCATCAAGCTTGTCCATCGTCTTCACCTGTGTAGTATCTTAACAACACATCAATAGCAGCTACAATCTCTGCATCGTTGGCTACATCATCTGGATGAGTAGAAGCCCAATTTAAAATAGAGTTTTTACTGCTGCGTAAATGACAGACCACCATAGTATCAAGCGCCTCTGCAATTACATTGTTATCATCAAGCTCAAATGTTATTTTCATACCTACCTCATTTTGATGTGTTTAACGAAGTTTTCAGGGTGCAGACGATACTTACTATCAATTCTTATTTTTAACAGCTCTACGGCCTCTCTACGAGCCTCTACGACCCCTTCTGGAGGTGGTGAAAGTAGTCTTAAATCATTAATCATGCCTACTGATGGATAATACGGTAAGATATTTAACATATTGCCTCCTAGAAGGGCTTTCGCCCTTTTCTTAAAATGGAATGTCACTTTCAATGTCTTCAGGTTGATAGCCATTTGCTTTAGCTGGCTCACCATCTTTTACATACGGCTCACTAAATGAAAAGCTAAAGAACTTGCCAGCTTTGCCTTCTTTTAACCAGGCTGACATACGCATCTCTTTACCATTAACCATGCAGTTGCCTGTGTAGTCAGGATGTGTTTCTTTTTCTTTGCGGTTGTTCTTAAAAAGACTGCCGCTGTTATCTCGTTGTTCGTATTGTGCCATGTTAGTTTCCTTTTTTATGTTCTTTAATTAATCTTCGTGTTGTACTGTCAAGCATAAACCATAAAGCTGTTTTTTGCTCGTTATCAAGCTCATTGTATATAGACATTGCATCATCAAATTTTTTAGCAGATATATGCTCAGTAATTTGGGCAGCTTTTTCTCCAAATATCTCCATTTCCTGCTTATTAAATTCTGGTTGCTTAAGCTCTAGCGTTTCAGACTTTTTTGCTGGTGTGCCTGTGTCCGTTCCTGTAGAAGCGTCTAATACATCATGCTCTACAATTTCCATTGCCGTTACCCATAAATATCTACGAGTGTATGTTTCTACTGCGCCTAAATTTTGAATAGGATGACAACCTTTTAAATTAGCATCTGCCATAGGGCTAGTAATGGTTATTTGTAAGCCGTCATCTATGTCAGTAATGGTTAATGTTGCTAATTCTGCTGTAAAACTAACTACACCGCATAAGCCAATGTCATTAAATATGCTGTTAATAGTAGGCAAGAAGTCAGCAAGCTCAAAGTATTTATAGCCAGCAAACTTGTTATGACCAGACTTATGCAATGGCGCAGTTTGCAAAGCAATCCTAGCCTTCATAAGTTTTTTGTATACACTACTCATCTATTGCCTCCATATTTGCTACCAAAATAAGGTTAAGCTCGTTATACAAGCCTAATGCACGAATCAATGGCAATACATCAACGCCTAAATACAAAGCTGATTTAGACTCTGCTCGTGGCTCTGTTAAAGCTTCCAAGTCACCAAAGTAAGCGTAGGTTGGTTGCTCGTAGTCGTATTCAACTTCTAAAGTAACGCCAGCTTCTAAATTTAAGTGTGTAATCATTTCCATGCCTCCAATATGACCCAAGAATGGCCGTGTTTAATTGCTTTTAACTTGCCTTTGATACAGAGCTGCCTGACCCATCTGCCTGACTTGCCCATTTGTTGCGCTATTTCTTCTACTGTGTAAATCGTCACTACTTTCTCCTGTTCCAAAATTGGAATTATACTCTAGTTGCATTAATTCGTCCATCACTTCCGCTTGATATTGAGCTTGTGACATATTAAACCGCCAATAGCAAGTATAAGAAAATTGACAATAAGACCACACCAACAAAACAAATGCCTTCTATCCATGGTGTAAGGTCTGTTTTAGGTTTGTAGTTTTTGTAATCAGTCATCTTGAGCCTCCTTTTCAATACCATTCATACATACACGAGCAAATGATTTAGCAAACACAATAAAGTCTTGCTCACTTTGCTCACGGTTTACTTTTTTACTTGCATTAACAGAATTGTCGTATGCAATAATCATTGCTTTACATGTTTCTGCTATTTTTGTTTCGTCAGCGTAATCTAACACTATTGAAAATACATCGTTAGCTGACAGCTGTAATGTTTCAGTAACACGGTCATACACACGCTCATCATGGTTGTCGTAATGATTATCACGGTCTTGCCAATCTGGGTCGTTTGTGCAACCTGGGTACCAATCTGCGTTATAGTCCATTTTCATCTCCTTACTGTTGCTATTAATAGGGGCTTTCGCCCCATTTAAATTTAGTTAAGTGTTTTAAATTCTTCGTGTTTGTGCAAAATTGATGTCATAGCGTAAACTGTGTCATTAATTTCATGTAACTTAACAGCTAACTCAAGTGGCATTAATTCGTTATTTAGGTAAGCACCTTTAGTGCCATTTTCAAAAGTAACTAATTGCCAAGCAATAACAGGTGAACCAAATTTTAAATAAGATTTTTTGTTTTGAATTTTTGCAATTTGTAATGTCATTTTAATTTCCTTTAAGTTGTGTTGCGTTGTTGATGTGTTCATTATATTCCAGCCTTGGAAGCTGTCAAGCATTATTTAATACTATTTACTTATAAACAACTAGCTAATCATAAGTAAAAGTTATTGGACTTTTAGGGGTATTTGTGCTAGACTGTTGGTAGTGGTATGATTAATGGCCTGGACTAGAGGTCGCAATTAATGATGCCTCTGGTGTCAAGGGTTGTTATTTAGGTGCTAGTCCCACCTAGGTAGCAACCCTTTTTTTTTGGAGTAAAAAAATGCACTATTACCAATTTAACATTGGCGATTATTATAGTCATACAAAACATTTATCCCCTATTGAGGATATATGTTACCGCAGATTATTAGACTATTACTATCTACATGAAAAGCCACTTACTAACGATATTGCAAAATTAGCTAGACTATTAATGCTTAATGAATATCATTTAGAACTAATGACTGTGCTTGATGAATTTTTTGTTATTGTAGCAGAAGGCTTTATAAATCCTAGAGCAGACAAAGAAATTGAGCAATATCAATCATTTAGTGAGGCTGGTAAGCGTGGGGCTGCTAAGAGGTGGTCAAAGGGTGGTGATAGCGAGGTTATAGGGGGGCTATCAGGGGGTGTATCAGAGGCTAATGCTAACCATAAACCATTAACCAATAAACATAAAACAAATAACAAGCTTGATTATGAATTAGGTCTTGGATGGATTAATTATCAAGCGTTCTTAGAGAAGGCTGAAGTTGATTTCCCTTATGTGGACATTTTGAAAGAGTTTGACAAAGCTGGTGCTTGGATTAAAGAAAAACCAAGTCAAAGGCAAAAAACTGATTACAACAGATTTATGCTCAACTGGATTAAACGAGTAGCTGAAGTAACGCCTAATCCTAATGACATATTCTTGGGGGCTATATGATAAACAATCTATTAGGCCGATTAAACAAGGTTAAGTCTACTGGTCGCAACTCTTATTTGGCTTGCTGCCCAGCTCACGATGACAGAAGCCCTAGCCTATCCATTAAAGAGGAAGCAGACGGCCACATACTATTGCATTGCTTTGCAGGGTGCAGTGCTGTTGATGTTGTCGGGGCAATAGGTGTTGACATTGGTGACTTGTTTCCAGAGCAGGTGCATCACAAAGCACCAGTTAAGAAAAAGTTTTACGCTACAGACATACTAGAAGCCATTAAGTATGAGTCGCAAATCGTTCTCCTAGCTGCGTTTGAGCTTAAGAAAAATAAACCGCTTGACGAAACTGACTTACAGCGTTTACAGTTAGCTTACGAAAGAATTAGAGAGGCGGTAGATTATGAGTAACCCATACTTAATTACAGAGCCAACCGTAATTAGCTTTAGTGGCGGTCGGACATCGGCTTATATGTTGTGGAAAGTATTGGAAGCTCATGGCGGTAAATTGCCATCTGAAGCTATTGTTTGCTTTGCTAACACAGGCAAAGAAGAGGAAGCTACACTAAAGTTTGTGCATGATTGCTCTGTAAATTGGAATGTGCCTATCGTGTGGATTGAGTATCGTGATGCTGAAATTAAATTTGAGGTAGTTGATTACATAACAGCTAGTCGCAATGGTGAGCCATTTGAGGCTTTAATTAGGAAGCGTGGCATAGTTCCTAATCCTAGGAATAAATCTTGCACAGCAGAATTAAAGATTAGAGCCGTATCAAGATATATTAAATCTACTGGATGGACTGAATGGCAATCTTTTGTTGGCATAAGAGCTGATGAAATGCACCGAGCTATAAGGTTGAGAGGTGATAGCAAAGGTGAAAAGCCAATTTGCCCATTAGCTAATGATGAAGTTACAAAAGAAATTGTAGGTAATTTTTGGAAAAGCCAAAGCTTTGATTTAGAGTTGCCAAACATTAATGGTGTTACTCCACTAGGTAATTGCGATTTGTGTTATTTAAAAGCAGAGGGTAAGATTAAATCTATTATTCAAATGAATCCTGAAAAAGCTATTTGGTGGGCAAATATGGAGAAGTTAGCATTTGAGATTAGCGGTCCTGGAACTGGAGCGTTATTTAGAATAGATAGGCCAAGCTATTCACAATTAATAAAAAACAACGCAAGTCAGTTATCGCTTCTTGATGATGACTCAATAGAATGTTTTTGCGGAGATTAAGATGAATAAAAATGAAGCTTTAAAGAGCGCAATTCAAGCACTAGAAAATATAATTACAGAATATAACGACTTAAACATAACTCCTCCATTACAAGCTTTTCATGCAATACAAGATTGCAAAAAAGCATTGGAGTTATCTTATGAGTAACCTAGAAAGAGGCGCTACAGCTTTAGATGAGGCTAGACGCAAACGAGCAAGCATGATGTTGCCGAAGGTTGACTTTGAAGGCTTTATGAAAGCCAGGGAAGAAGACAAGGCTAATGTTAAGTCAGCAAGTCAGTATCAGTCAGAGGTTATAGACTACTTTTACAAAGACGAGCAGATGCAAGGTGTCAAGCTGCCATGGGAAAAGACCTTTGACCAGTTTAGATTGCGTTTAGGTGAGGTAAGTCTGTGGTCAGGCATTAACGGACATGGTAAAAGCCAGTTAGTAGGCCAAGTGATTAACTCTATCGTGCAGCAGGACTTTAAGGTATGTGTGGCTTCGTTTGAGATGCACCCATATTCAACCCTACAGCGCATGACTAGACAGGCTACAGGGACAGAAAAGCCGACAGAGAAGTTTATTGGTGAATACTTTACATTTTTAGATAACAGGCTGTATATGTATGACCAGCAAGGGACTGTAAACGGTGAGCGTGTAATTGCTGTTTTGTATTATGTAGCTGAAACGCTAGGTGTGCAGCATTTTGTGATTGACAGTTTAATGAAGTGCGGTGTAAGGTCTGATGACATGAACGCTCAAAAGGAGTTTTTGGATAAGCTTTGTGCTGCGGCTAGGGATTTAAATGTCCATGTGCATTTGATTGCTCACAGCCGTAAAGGCGAGGATGAGTTTAGCCCACCTAACAAGATGGATGTGGCTGGCTCGGCAGACATTACTAACCAGGTAGATAATGTGATGACTGTTTGGCGTAACAAGAAAAAAGAAAAGTTAATTCGTAGTGGTAAGGCGAAAGAGGAAGAATTAAACGCACCTGATTGCTTGTTGATATGCGATAAGCAGCGTCATGGTGAATGGGAGGGCGAGATTGCATTGTGGTTTGATGCACCGTCTATGCGATACAAGGGAAGCCAACACGAAAAAGTGTGGCAATTAAAATTTTAGGAGGTTGATATGCCGTGTAACCAAAATTGTAATCAAGGCCGTTGCAACTGTGACCGTAGTGCTGACAGGGCCGTAGTAATTGTAGCAACATTGCTACTTGTCGCTGTAACTTCTATGGGGTATGGAGTTTATAAGCTTTTTAATGCAACCAAAGGCCAAGATTGTGCCGTAGAAGTGCAATTTAGAGATAGTAAAGCTACTTACATAGGGCAAAGCGTATGAAAATAATGCTTGATTGCTCACCTGCAAAAATTGAGGAATATGCTAAACGCTACAATTATAACTTTGGGCAATTAAGAACACCTCTAACAGCTTACGCTTTAAGCGGTAAAGTTTACGGATTAGACAACGGTTGCTTTAGTAAATTTGAAAAGAAAACATGGTTAAGATTAGTTGACGATGCAAAACAACATGAACATCCAAAGTTTGTATGCGCTCCAGATATTGTGGGTGATGCAAGACGAACACTAGAATTGTTTGACCAATTTTATGATGTTATTAAGCCTTTGCCAGTTGCATTAGTTTTACAAGATGGAATAGGTAATTTTGCAATTGATTGGAATAGAGTTGATGCTGTGTTTGTTGGTGGTTCTGATGCTTTTAAAGTTTCAGACGAAGCTAGAAATGCTTGCAAAGCAGCAAAGATGTTAGATAAATGGGTTCATGTAGGCAGGGTAAATACAGCGCAAAGAGTTTCGCAATGGATTGGCCTTGCAGATTCTATTGATGGCTCTGGCATAAGCAAATACGACCATATGCTTGAAGCTGTATTAAATGAACTAACTGGTGAAAAGCCACAAAAGGAGTTGATTTGATTTTGAAATGTGATTACTGCGGAATAGAAGGCTTTTCTTGCTCAACATACAATCCCGACCACAAAATGGAATGTTCGTTTTGCAGGTCAAAAAGGTTAGGCATTTATGATTCATTGTCTAAAGAAAAGATAGTTGAAAAGTTGCTTGTAGCTCATCGTGAATTGCACTGCATGACTGAGAATTCAAAAGCAGCATGGGCTATGCTTGAAGTTGAGCAAAGAAAATTAATTGATGCTAAAAAATGGTTAAAGCGTTGGTTAACTTATGGTGAAAACACATTTTGTGAAAGTAAAATTTTAATTAATGAAACAAAGAAAGTGATTGAAACATGAAATTTAGTGAAACAGAATTTTACAAGCATTTTGGCGATGCAGAGTGGAAAGTAACTACTAACGATGGCAAGGTTTACAAGTCTAAGAACTGGCTGCCATCTTACGAAGACAAAAACTATAAAGAAGGTTCAATATATGTTACAGAAAAGCCAACCGAAGATTTGTCCGTCATGCGGTCAAAGTCAAAGACGGTCATTGCCACAAAATTCAAGGCTACATAAGCTGTTTCAATTAATGGCTGAAAGCTTAAAAGGCAAAGATGGATTACATCATCCGCACCAATGGTGGAAAGTGATGGCTAAAGACCAGTGGCTGGGTTACAATGAATTTACAGCACCTGATGGCCGTACAATATATGCTTTAAAGTCTACTGCTGATTTGAGCGTAGAAGAACTTAATAACTTTATGAATGAAGTTGAACGATACTGCGCTGTGCGTGGTATTTATTTACAGGATTAATCATGGCAAACAAAAACAACTTAGCTTCTGCTCATAAGTTAAAAGACGAAACAAGGTCGTTTAACAGAGCTGTAGTGTATTCACACCTTAACGATTCACCATCTTTTGCGTCAGACCTTGCTAGACGAATGAACTTAGCACCACACACCATTACAGAGTATTGCAAACACCTAGAGGAAACAGGTTACATTAGCTCTGTAATTGTAAACAAAGAGATGACACGGGTAAAAATGTATTTTAAAACAGACAAAGAAGATTACCCATGGCCAGCTAAAATTAAGAAATCTGACAACATTCAGCGTGAATACTTTAATCAAAGCTATCCTGGCATACATCAAGCTTTGTTAGACGCTATATACGAAGGTCGTATAAGTCCAGATGTTATTCGGTCACACAAAGAGTTAGACACAGACCATTGGGTAATACCTAAGAGAAATGGCTCACAATACAGAGGTAATTTTCAATCAAGCTTAAGTGGGGAATACAGTGCCTAATTACAGAAACAAGAAACTGCTAGAGCTTTGTCGTGATATACCTTGTCAATCATGTGGCGCTATGGACGGTACGGTATGTGCAGCACACTCTAACCAGTTGCGTGATGGTAAAGGTACAGGAATTAAAGCTAGTGATGCTATGGTTGCCGCTATGTGCGCTAGATGCCATTTTGAGCTGGACAACGGGATGGCGTTAAACAAGCAAGACCGTAGAGATATGTGGGATTTGGCTCACAGGATGACTATGCAATACTTTATTGAGCATGATATGCTGGTGGTCAAATGATTAAACTTACACTGCCATGGCCTCCAAGCACAAACCACTCACACCATTACGGAGGCAAGCGTAAGTTCTTAAGCAAACCTACGCAGAAGTTTAGAGAGGCTGTGCAAGACATAGTTGTAGACGCTAAGGCTAAAATAGATGGAAGGCTGGCAGTGTTCTATGCTTTTTATCCACCAGACCGCAGACGAAGAGATATAGCCAACTACGAAAAGCAAGCCACAGACGCACTGCAAGCTGCTGGCGTGTTCTTAGACGATGAGCAGATAGACTTTATATGGCTAGTGCGTAGGCCAATTGTTAAAGAAGGTATGTGTAAGGTTGTTATTGTGCCATACACAGAGGTACACCAAATGCTAGAAAAATACGAGGATTACATTTAATGGAACTAGGAAGAGTAATATATTATTTAGATATGTGGCGTGAGTACATGAAGTCAGACAACAACAAGCTAGGCTATAAGTCTAAGTCATCTGGCTTTCATACAGGCGGTGTACATTCGTTTGATGATATAGCTGACGAGGTTGATAGCCATTCTGTTAGAGTGGTAGACAAGGTAATAGACGATTTGCCAGCATTTCAACGCAATGCTATCTATGTTATCTATCTTGGACAAAAGACTATGATGGATATGAAGGTGTTAGACCGTTATTACGACAATGCAATGGTAATGTTGCAACAAAAACTAACTGAAAAGAATTTGTATTGAAAATAAGTGGTCAAGTGTATTGACTTTTAGCGTAAAATATGCTACCATTCTACTTGCGGGTATAGTTGCGCCTATAAGGTTCATATACTAAGCTTTAACCTAATCTCCATTGGGTTCGGACTCTCCTAAAGACAGAGTCCATTTTTTTGGGTGAAAGCTATGTGAGTAACCCATCTATTCTATTATGAGGCGTAAGACCACTCTTATGAACATACATGGCCGAAGAACGAAAACAAGCTGGCAGACCGATAGGTAGGCGTCATCAAGAAGATGTGCGTGGCAAGATACAAGCCACCCAAATAATCAATAGATTATATAGTGCATTTCAAGGTGAAGTAGAGCTAACAGCTATTCAAGTTAATATAGCAAAGACTTTATTAGACAAAGTCTTACCTGACTTAAAAGCGATTGAACAGACAACACAGCTGACTGCTGATGTTGAAGTCTACGCATGGCAAGAATAATACCTTATAAGCCTAGGGACGCATTTCAACCATTACACACTAGCAACAAGCGATGGAAGGTTGTAGTAGCCCACCGTAGGGCAGGTAAGACAGTAGCGTGTGTCAACCAGCTCATTAAAGAAGCTGTGATGAGCAAGCGTAATGACTTTCGTGCAGCATACATAGCGCCTTTCTATAAGCAAGCTAAGTCTGTAGCATGGGACTACTTTAAATACTTTACTAGGGTAATTGATGGCATCGTCATTAATGAGTCAGAGCTACGCATTGATTTTAAGAACGGTGCAAGGATTCAGCTTTTTGGTGCTGATAATGCTGACAGCCTTCGTGGTCTTTATCTTGATAGTATCGTCTGTGATGAGTATGGTGATTGGAGGGCTAATGTATTCCAGTACATCATTCGTCCTGCATTGGCTGATAGACAAGGTAAAGCAGTCATAATCGGTACGCCTAAGGGCAGAAACGCGTTCTATGAGACATACGATAGAGCTTGCCATTCTGATGAGTGGTTAGCCTTAAAGATAACAGTGGATGATTCAGGCATACTTCCACAGTCTGAAATAGACTCGCTAAAGTCTGAACTATCTGAGGATGCTTGGCGTCAAGAGATGGAGTGTGACTTTGATGCTGCATTGCCTGGTGCTATATGGGGTCGTGAGTTATACCAAGCAGAGCAAGACGGACGCATAACTGGCGTAGAGTATGATGAGTTTGCCCCTGTGTTTACTGCATGGGACTTAGGCTACTCTGATGACACGGCTGTGTTCTTCTATCAAGTAGTGCAAGGTGAGGTTCACTTTATTGACTACTACGCTGCTAGTGGTAAGTCTATTGACCATTACGCTGCACACATACTTAGCAAGCCTTATAAATACAAGACGCACTTCTTACCACACGATGCTAGAGCTAAGACCTTAGCCTCTGGTGGTAAATCAGTCATTGAGATGTTGGCCGAACACTTGAGCATAACTAAGATGGCAATCACACCTAGCCTATCACTACATGATGGCATACAGGCTGTAAGACAAATGATGCCTAAAGCATGGTTTGATAAAGAGCGTTGTTATGATGGCCTAGAGGCTCTCAAACAGTATCAGCGTGAGTGGGATGATGACAAGAAAATGTTTAGGGATAAACCTAGGCACGATTGGACATCTCATGCGGCAGATGCTATGCGTTATGCTGCTATTAACTGGCGTGAAGAACACAAGCCTGTGGTAGAAGACAAACCAATTAGAGGCATCAGCGTAGGTCAGACTGATGTCACATTAGACGAACTATGGGCCACACAGCCTAAACAACCTAAAAGGATTTAACCATGAACTCAGTAATCACTGGTGGCTACAAGCTAATATCAGCGACAGGCAATGTAAGCCCAATAAGCACAGACTTGTTAGGCATATTCGTATCTGCTGCATCAAGCACACCTACAATCACTATTTACGATTCAGCTACTACAACTACAACAGCTAAGGTGATTGATACATTCACGCCAGTAGCTGCTACCTATTACACAATCCCAGCGTCAGTAGCAAGTGGCTTATACATTGTTATCAGCGGCACAGTAAGCGCAACTGTATTCTTCGGTTAAGGATAACTCATGGCTAAGGTTTCGCAAATAATGTCAGAGGTACAAACATACCTTGATATGTTTAGCCAGTACGACAAGGAGTTTGCTAAGTGGGAAGGTCGTGTAGAGAAGATTCTCAAACGCTACCGTGATGACCGTACAACAACTACGGCTCAATCTCACTACAACATCTTGTGGGCTAATGTACAGACTCTGAAGGCTGCAACCTTTAGCCGTATGCCTAAACCCGATGTGTCACGCAGACACAAGGACAGTGACCCTGTTGCTCGTGTTGCGTCTATGTTGCTAGAGAGAGCCTTAGACTTCGAGATAAGCAATACAGAGGACTTCTACCACTCTCTTAACTCATGCGTATATGACCGCTTCTTAGGTGGTCGTGGTACATCATGGATTCGTTACGAGCCTATCATTGAAACAGATGACACATTTATCTCTGAAGACGAGCTAGACAGTGATTCTGTATCTGAGTATCTAGACATTGAGCAAGCCCCAGTAGACTATGTGCATTGGCGTGACTTCGGTCATAACTCTGCCAGGACATGGGACGAGGTATCTTGCGTATGGCGTAAAGTCTACATGACTCGCCCTATGCTTAAAGAGCGTTTCCCTGAAGACAAGTTTGATGACTTGTGGAAAAGAATACCGTTAGACGCTTCGCCTGATGAGCCTCGCACTAAGATGACAGAGGGTGTCACTAAGCGTGGTCTAATCTACGAGGTATGGGACAAAGAAGAGAAGTGCGTCTATTGGATTAGTAAATCCATGGGCAAAATACTAGACAAGCGTGAAGACCCATTGCAGTTAGAGGAGTTCTTCCCATGTCCAGAGCCTATATTCTCTACATTGACCAACGAAACACTTGTACCTGTTCCCGATTTCACTCTATACCAAGACCAAGCTAACGAGCTAGACACGCTATCAGACCGTATTAAGGGTCTAGTAGACGCTATGAAGGTTCGTGGCTTCTATGACGCTGCAAATGCTGATCTAGGCCGTCTATTTACAG